GCCCGTGTGGCGCGCAAGCCGCGGCACGCTCTACGACCCGAATACCGAGACCGACGTGCCCCTCGCGGCGGGTCTCGCCACGCCATCCAGGCGGAAAGCGCAGGCGCGGCCATGACCTGGATGGACCTGCTGCAGCGCGCGGTCGACGCCTCCAGCATGGGCAAGGTCGCGGCCGACCTGGGCCTGGGCCGCCCGACGATATCGCTCGTCCTCGCGGGCAAGTACCCGGCCAGGACCGACCGCATCGCCGCGCGCGTGATCGGCATGTACGGCCACGTGCAGTGCCCCTTCCTCGAGGAGGAGATCACCGGGGCGAAGTGCCAGGAGTACTCCTCGCGCTCCGCACCCACCTCCTCGCCCTTCGCCATGCGCCACTGGCGCGCCTGCCAGGGCTGCCCGAACCGGAGGCAAACATGAGCCAAGCCCACGTGCTCAGCAATGAAGATCTCGCACACCGGCGCCGCGTCTGGTTCGCGGTGGGCTTGCTCGCCGGCCTGGGCTTCGCCGGGGCTGTCGTGATCGGCACCGAGTACCTCCGGCAGCCGCGGGGTTTCACTGGCGTGCCGGAGATCGTGCGACAGACCGACACCGAGACCGTCGCGCGGATCCGCACGCGCCAGGGCGAGCGCGAGCTCGATTGCACTCTCACCATCGACCACAAGCGGCGCGCCTGGTCGCTGAGTTGCTAAAGGGGGAAGCCGTGAAGCGATTCATCGTCATGCAGCACCCGGTCGACATGCAAGGGTTCTATTCGGACGCCTACATCGACTACTGGGGCGAGATCTACCTCGCCAACCCGATCATCCGCGAGCGCGGCGTGCTGTTCGGAACTTTTCTCATGTTCCCGGCCGAGATCCTGCACGCGATCGTGATGCAGTCGATCGAGGTCGACCTCGCGCCCGGCCTGCTCGCACAGCAGCGCGCCGTGCAGCGGCGCATCGACGAGGCCCTCCGGGGGGGGCAGCTCTCGCTCGCGCTCGACGCGGTGATCGTCGCGCTCGAGCACAAGGGTGCCCGCGTTTCCGATGGCGCCTGGATCGAGCCGCTGCGCCATCACCGCTACCCGCGCCGGTATGACCGGCAGGACCACGTCGCCAAGGAGGCCTGACATGGCCGCACCAACGACTCTTCGGGAAGAGATCCGTCAACTGCTGGCCGGGTCAGATGGGCCGCTCACGCGCCCCGAAATCTTCGCCAAGTGCAAGCTAGCGGCCGACGAGAAGACGCTCTCCGTCACGATCTCGCAGCTTCTGGCCAAGGGCGATATCCGTCGCGCCGGCGAGCGGGAGCGCCTCGGCTCTCAGCCGCTCGCGCTCTACGCCAGCGGCACCGGTGAACCGGCCGCAGGCGCTGTGTCTACACCGCACAATTCTGTGCGCGCATCGCACAAGACTGCGCCTAAATCACCCAGATCTGCGCACCGCAAACGCAGCGGCGCGAAGCGCGGTCGCCCGCCGAATTCGGCGCGGAAAGCCACGAGGGGGCGAGGCACTGCCCGCAAGATAGCCCGGCTGCCGGCCGCCGCGGGCGTGCCGGCGACCACGGGAAGAAGTACGGGAAAAGTATCGCGCAATACTTCAGCCGCCCCTGCGCCGGAGGGTTTCCGCTGCGGCATTTTCTCGGACGGTGCCCTCGCGATCCACGCGGCTGCCGGCGAGCTCACGCTCACCAAGGCCGAGCACCGCGCGATGTTGGAGTTTCTGGACCGCGTGCTGAACAAGGGCGGGGCCGAGTGAACGGCGTGCGCCTCGCGGTCTTCCCGGACTGGCTCTCTCCCCGGCCGCTCGCCCTGCTGCTGCGTCATGGCACGCCGGCTGAGCGGCGTTACGCCGCGCGGATCCTGGGCGCCGAGGGCGGGCGCATCGGCGGAGGACTGGGAGCGCGCACGAAGGCCGAGCGGCAGCGCATGGCAAGCCTGGGCGGCCGCGCGCGGGCCGAGAAACTCTCCGCAGAGCAACTGCGCCGCATCGCCCTCATGGGCGTCGAGGCGCGGCAGCGCAAGAGCGAGGGCCGCGATGGCCAATAAGGCCGATCTGCAGACCCTGCTCGCGCGCCACATCGGCCGCGACAACGGCATGACGGCCGAGGCGATCGCGCGCGAGCTGGGCGTGCTGCCCCGTGACGTTCGCAAGCTGGTCACGCTGCTGCGTGAGGAAGGCATCGCCGTCTGCGGGCACCCCGCCACCGGCTACTACATCGCCGCGACCCCTGAGGAATTGGAGGAGACCTGCCAATTCCTGAGGAGCCGGGCGCTGCACTCGCTCACCCTCGAATCGAAATTGCGTCACGTCCCACTGCCCGAGCTGCTCGGGCAGCTGCGCCTGAAGACGTGAAACCCGAGAAGGAAGAACGACCGATGGCAACCATGCAAGAAATCGACCGCCTCGCCCAGGAATACGCTGCGGCGCGCGAGGTGCTCGCGGGCACGAAGCTCGCGATCGACGAAGAAACTGCAGCGCTCAAGCGCAAGTATCTCTCGCGCGTGCGGCGCCTGGTGGAAGCGGGCAAGGCGGCGAGCGCGGCGCTCTCGGCGGCGATCGCCGCAAGCCCCGAGCTATTCCAGCGGCCGCGTACTGTGATCATGCACGGCGTGCGCCTGGGCATCGTGAAGTCCCGCGGCGAGCTGGCCTGGGACGACGAAGCACAGGTGATCCGGCGCATCCGCCAGCAACTCCCTTCCGACCAGGCGGAGCTCCTCATCCGCGTGAAGGAGAGCGTCGCCAAGGCGGCGGTCTACGACCTGTCGGCCGTGGACCTGAAGCGCCTGGGAATCCGCATCGAAGGGGACGGCGACGTCGTGACCATCAAGGACGCCGCCGGCGACCTGGACAAGTGGCTCGACGCGCTGCTCGCGGAAGAGCCCGAGGCGGTCGAGCGATGACCGAGCCAAACAGCCCGGAAGTGCCCCTCGGCCGCCTACGTGCGTCTGAAAAGCAGGTCTTGCTCCTGCGGCTCGACGATCTCCTGAGGTTCCTAGGCGCACCGGGGGATTGGGGCTACGGCACACAGCTCGGAGCAATGACGCAACGGCTGATTCGATTGAGGCGGGACATCGCCGCGGCGGAACCTCGGGAGATGTCGTCGTGAAGTACTGGGTGTTCACCGAGGATCAGCGCAACGCGGCGATCGCCGCGTTCGTCTCGCGCTGGGTCCGTGAGGGCGTCGTGCGCAACCAGATCATGGCCGACAGGGTCTCAGCCGTGATCGTGGCATTTCTCGATTCGCCCGAAGCGGTCGAGCACAAGCTGGTTGGCGGAGCGTCCTACCAGCCCGGGTCGCGCACATGAGCGCCTGGCCGATCTTTCGCGGCGAGCGCGTCGAGCTGGTGCAGACATCACACCAGCAGCTCGCGGTCAGCGCAGCGCAGAGTGGCAACTGGAAGCCAGCGGACCGGCTCGAGCTCGACCGCCTGCTCCAGCGCGTGTACCCGCATACCGCGGAAGGCGACATCTGTTCCCGGCCCATGCTCACACCCATCGAGATCCTGCGTGGCGCTGGCCCGGGCGGCGAGGACTGCGCGCGGTGGACCTTCGACCTGGAGTGCGGGCAGTGCGAGGGGGAAGGCTACGTCGACTATGACGACGAGGATGATTTCGGGAGCGTCAGAGAGATATGTTCGCGCTGCCGAGGCACCGGCGTGGACGCAGAGGAGCAGGGCGAGTTCATCACCGACCTGGGAGGCGTGGTTCTAGCGGAGCGGCTGCCATGATCGGCCGGCTCCTCTGCGCGCTCGGGTTTCATCTGTGGGGCCAGGTCGAATGGGATCGCAGGCGCTGGCTGTGCGTTAAACGCTGCACGCGCCCGGGCTGCGACGGGTGCCAAGTTCAATGAGCACCTGCATGGCCGCGCCTGACGCCCGCCGCCGCGAGCTCGCATTGATCCACATCGCCAAGGCGCAGCTTGGCCTGGACGACGAGACCTACCGGGCCATGCTTTGGACGGCGGGGCGCGTGCATTCCTCTGGCGACCTGAGCGCCGAGGGCCGGCGTGCGGTGCTCGACCACTTGCGTTCGCGCGGCTTTAAACCGGTGCATAAACGGGCCGCAAAGGCCGCGACGACGCGCGATGCGAAGCCCGCCGTCCCGGCCGATCGGCAAGCCCAGCTCGACAAGATCGAAGCCCTGCTCGCCGATGCGGGCCGCCCCTGGGCCTACGTCGAGGCGATGGCCAAGCGCATGTGCCACGTCGACGCGCTGCGCTTCTGCACCTCCGAGCAGCTCGGCAAGCTGATCGCTGCACTCTCCTACGACGCCAAGCGCCGCGCAGCAAAGGGACGCTGATGCCCAAGCTCACCGACTGGCTGAAGGAGCGCGCCGCCAAGGGCGAGCAGCCGGCCCCACGGCCCCTGCAGCACGCCTGGTACAAGGTCAATGGCATGACCGTGCACCTCGACGGGCGAAATCTGCCGCCGCCGTGCGCGCGCTGCCGCGGCATCAGCGAGTTCCTGTGCGACTACCCGGTCACTGAGGGCGTCACCTGCAGCGCGCCGATTTGCGCGCAGTGTGCGACGGAAATCGCCCCGAAGCGGCACCTGTGCCCGCTGCACGTGCGCGTCGTGCAGAACCGCAAGGGGTCGCTGCTGTGACCGGCGTCGAGCTCGGGTCCCTGCTCAACTGGTTTCTACTCGGCGCCCTCGTCGGCGCCTGGGTCACGGTGACCCTGTTGTGGCATTTCGGCTTCCTGGATCGGAAGGTCACGGTGGAGGTCACCCCGGCGGTGACCCTCGACTGGTCGGTCATCAACGCCGCCGTGCAGGGCGAAGGCTACATGCTGGTCGCCAAGCCCGAGTCCAAACACCTGCACTGATGACCGGGCGCACCGATCCGTTCGCCGGCGCCCTGCCGCCGAGTCTCGCCGAGATCATCGACGCGATCGGCATCGGCGCGGCGCTGAAGCTCGTCGAAGCCTATGGCGGCATCCGCGTGTACGTTCCCGGCGAGGAATACATCGACGCCGAGCACGCGCTGGTGCGCGCTGTGGGTTTGGAGGCGGCGCGACGCCTGGCTCGAGCGCGCGCCCGTGAATTCATCGAGGTGCCGCGCGCGGCGGCATACCTGCGCGCGGTTCGCAACGCCGCGATCCGCGACGGCCTCACCGAGGCCTCGGCCGCCGAGCTCGCGCGCCGCTACGGCACGACGCGCCGTAACATCTTCCGAATCAAAGCAGCCGAGGAGACTGACGACGTCGGCGAGCGCCAGCCCAGGCTGTTGTAGCTGGGAACCAGCTAGAATGCCCTTCGCATCGTCGTTGCCGAAGGCATGAAATGGCAAACTCTCCCATCGTTCGTAGGGACAGCCCGATTCGCCGCCTGCAATTCGAAGTGGGCGACCTAGTTACCCGAGACGGAACCGATGTGCACCGCGTTCTGTATGTGCAGCCCGACCAGCACTCGATGGAAGTGGTCTGCGTGAAGGCGCCGGAAAGCGGCTGGTGCAAGGTGGGCGACAAGGAATTCAACCTTTGCCGGCGGTACGATTTCGCGGGAGAGGTTTTCGAGTAGTTTGACCGCACGCGCTGCGCGGGCTATCGTTTGCGCGCAGCTCCCTCCATTGCACGGGTGACGCGCGTCACCCTGAACCACCCGCCGCAATCCCCCTAATCTCGCGGACACCATGTCCCGCGAGATCAACCTGATCGTCATCCACTGTGCGGCGAGCCCGAACGGCCGCTCGCTCACCGTGGCGAGCATCGACGAGATGCATCGCCAGCGCGGCTTTCGCCGCTCGCGTGACTGGCGCGCGCGGTTGAATTACTCGCTTGGCGCAATCGGCTACCACTTCGTCATCTACACCAGCGGCGCTCTGGCCACCGGGCGCCACATGGGCGAGATCGGCGCGCACGTCGCGGGCCACAACGCCAGGTCGCTCGGCATCTGCATGATCGGCACCGACCGCTTCACGGCTGCGCAGTGGACCATGCTCGAAAGCAACGTCATTGCGATCGCGCGCTCGCTCGCCGGGCAGCGGGGCGACGCACGCAATTTCGAGGAGACGCCGCAGAACGCGATCGCGACCTTCGAGCGCTTGGGTGTGCGGGTCGTGGGCCACCGCGACCTCTCCCCCGATCTGGACGGCGACGGCACTGTGGAGCCGCGCGAGTGGCTCAAGACCTGTCCCGGGTTCGATGTTGCCACCTGGTTGCGCAACGGCATGCTGCCAGAGCCGGCGCACGTGTTCGATCCTGCGGCCGATGCCCCGGACCCGCGGGCGGCGCAGGCCGCGGCCGACGCTACGGTCGACGGGGAGAGCCGGTGATCCGCGCGCTCGCTCTCGCGCTGCTCCTGTGCGCTGCCCCCCCCGCGTTCGCCGCGGAGACCGCGCCCAGCGATCCTCCGCCGGCGCCGACGGCAAAACAGGCCGAGCAGGCGCCGGCCTGGTACCTGATCTCGGCCGAGCAAGTCGCGCAGATCACCGCGGTCATCCAGCGCACGGCGGAGATGATCGAGGCGCAGCAGGTCGAGATCGAACGACTGCGCGCGAAGCTTGCCAGGGGCGGCTGCACCTGACGGACCACCATCAAAGCGCATCACAACATGGAGACTGACCCTATGAAAACCGCACTGATCACGATTGCACTCTTTGTCCTCGCAGGTTGCGCCCAGAACCCGCTGCAAGAAGCGGTTCTCAACGCCGGCTCCGCAGTCTCCGACAACCTCCGCGACACGGCCGAAACCAGCTTGTGCCGGGCGATCACGGTCGGGACGTGGGTCAGGGCCTACGGCTCCGACGCGAAGCGTGCGGAGGCCTGGAGGACTCTTTGCTCGACGCACACAACGGAACTGCCGAGGTGAGTATGGACGGCAATCCAACGCCCAAGGCGGGCTGCTCGAGCAGTGAATTCGCCGCACTCGTGGTGGCAATCCTCGGCGCAGTGGGCGGCGTCGGCACCGACATCGTGCAAGCCGACACCGCGGCCACGATCGTCGGCGGGCTGATCGCCCTCTATACCCTGTGCCGCACGGCGATAAAGATCGCGCACTCCTTGGGATACGCGAAGCAAGTCGCGGAACTCCCGGAGCTGAAGCAACCGGCGGGCAAGGATGAGGCGCTCTCGAAAAAATGATCCCAGTTCACCGGCTCGCCAGCCTGTGCGCCCAGATCTACGACGCGGTGGACGTTCGCACGCCGGCCATCTGGCACAACTACTGGGTGATCAACGGCGTGCATATCGCGCATCGCCGGGAGGCCGGCGTGGACGTCCTGGTGCTGCGCGGATCGCAGACGATCGAGGACTGGCTGCACGATTTCCGTGGCTGGCCGGCGCGCCACCCGGCACTCGGCTTCTGCCACGCGGGGTTCCTGGAGCACATGGACGACGCGGTCGCGGAGATCAAGCGCGCCGTGGGAAGTCACGTCGTGATCACCGGGCACAGCCTCGGAGCGGCGCGCGCGCTCATCCTGGGAGCGCTCCTCTACTGCCATGAGCTGCCGCCGGTCCAGATCACGGTTTTCGGTTCGCCGCGCCCGGGCTTTGGCAACCTGCGGGACGTGTTGCTCGACAGCGGCGCGGAGATCCGCTCGTACCGCAACCGGGACGATCCGGTGATGCAGGTGCCCTATTGGCTGGGCCTGTACGTGCACCCGGCACCGCCGATCCCGCTCGACGTCGAGCCGGCCCTGGGCGACCGCAGCCCGCTGCGCGAGCACCGCATCGGGCTCTACGTGGAAGGCGTGACGCCGCGGCCGCACGCGAGCGCGTAGTGCCCGATCTGTTCGACCGTGCAACGGAGCACGAGGAGTGGCTGCGAGAGATGGCGCTGGCCGCCCAGGCGCAGAAGGCGCCGAAGCTGCCGCCGGAGCACTGGGACAGGCTCTCGGCGAGGTGGTGCGAGGCAGGCAAGTGCGGGGAGCGCATCCCCGATGAGCGGCGCCGGGCGTATCCCGGCGTTCGGTTTTGTGTGACGTGCCAGGCGATAAGAGAACAACAGGAGAGGCAGACCAGATGAGCTTGGAACTGTTCTTGGGAATAGCGGGGTTCGTCTGTGCCCTCGCGGGCGGCTATTGGGCGCTCGCGAGGCTGGTGGTGGCGCAATTCGAGAAGCGACTCGACGAGCGCTTCGCCACTCAAGAGACCGCGAGACGGGAGGGACGCAAGGCGTGGGAGGAGCGGTTCTCCAGCCTCGACACCAACCAGCGGGCGCTCGATCGCGATCTCCTGAAACTGAAGGCGGATCTTCCCAACGAATACGTGCGCCGTGAAGACTGGGTGCGCTTTGGGGCGGTGATCGAGGCGAAGATCGATCGCCTGGACACGAAGGTGGACATGCTCAAGGACCGAATCCATGAATGAGATCGACCTCGAACGTGCGCAGCGCGAAGAGGCGCGCTGGCGCATTCTGCGTGTGCTCGATATCGGCCGGCCGCGCGGGGTCTCCGAGACGGTGATCTGGCGCACGCTGAACGACATCGAGCTGCCCATCACGGTGCACGGCGTGCGGCGCGAGCTGCATTACCTTTGCGATCGCGGTCTGGTGACGATCACGGGCGAGGACGCCGAGACGTGGGTCGCCGCGCTCACGCGCGACGGCGTCGACGTGGTCGAGTACACGGTGCCGTGCCATCCCGGCATCGCGCGGCCGCCGAAGCGCGCCTGAGATGGCCCGCGCCTCCAAGATCCTCGCCCTGCCAGAGGAGATCCATGCCGAACTGGACCGGCGGCTCATCAAGCGCGGCTTCAACGGCTACCGCGAGCTGGCGCAATGGCTCGCGTCGGAGGGCTACGAGATCAGCAAGTCCGCGGTGCACGCGTATGGGGCGAACTTCGAGGAGCGGCTTGCCAGACTGAAGATCGCGACCGACCAGGCGCGCGCAATCGTCGATACAGCGCCCGACGACGAAGGGGCCGTGTCCGACGCGCTGATGCGCCTGGTGCAGGAAAAACTCTTCTCGGTACTGATGGATTTCCAGGTCGATCCGAAGAAGCCGCTCAACCTGGGCAGCCTGGCCAAGGCCATCGCGGAGCTGGGGCGCGCGTCGGTCACTCAGAAGAAATGGCGCGCCGAGGTGCGCGCGAAGGCGCAGGCGGCGGCCGATGCCGTGGTGAAGATCGCGAGGAAAGGCGGTATGTCGAAATCCGCGGAGGAAGAGATCCGCCGCAGAGTCCTGGGCATCGCTACAACCTGAAAGGAGCTGCACCCTATGAAGCCGAGCAAAGGAAGAACGGTAATTTTCCGCCAAGGCGCTGGCGAGACGCCGCACAACGGCAGCCGTGAGCATCCGGCGATCGTCAATCGGGTTTGGGCGGACAACGAGACGCCTGCCCTCAACCTCACCGTCTTTCCGGACTGCGCACCGCCGGAATCGCGGACGTCGATCCCGCACGTGAGCAAGACCGCCGAAAGCTGCGTGGCGTGGGACTGGCCTCCGCGCGTCGAGTAGCCGCGCGCGACGATTGAAGGTGCTGTGATGTTCACCCGAGCCGGGTTCAACGGCCGAGTCCGCCGGATCTGCTTCGCCCTCGTCTCGCGGGTCGGGGGGTACGGCATCGCCATTGGACAGCTCGTGCGTTGGCCCGACTCGGGAGAGATTGCGTGGGTGTCGCGCACGCAGATCGTCTGGCCCGAGCACGTGCGGATCCACAGCCGTTTCTACCCCGATGTCGGCGCTGGCGGGCCCAGGTCGCGGCTCCCGCAATGATCGTGCCCCGCAAATCGAAAGCATCGAAGCGCACCGGAGCGAAGCCCGCGCGCTATGTCCGCAAGAAGCCGGCCGCTGCCCGGGTCGAGAGGGCGCTCGCCCCGCCGAACCCCATCGACCAACTCAAGACGCTGCCGAGCGATCGTTCGGCGCCGCCGCCGGCGCTGCTGCCGTACCAGCAGAAGTGGGTTGCGGATCAATCGCCGCTCAAGGCAGGCGAGAAATCGCGTCGGATTGGCCTCACCTGGGCTGAGGCCTCCGACGACGTCCTGATTGCCGCTGCCGAGGACGGCAGCAATGTCTTCTACATCGGCCCGACGCAGGACATGGCGCTGGAGTACATCGAGGCCTGCGCCATGTGGGCGCGCGCGTACGACTACGCCGCGAAGGAGATCGAGGAAGGCCTCTTCCTCGACGATGGCGACAAGGCGATCAAGACCTACAAGATCGACTTCCCCGGATCGGGCAAGCGCATCGTCGCGCTGTCCTCGCGGCCGGCCAACCTGCGCGGCAAGCAGGGCGTGATCGTGATCGACGAGGCGGCGTTTCATCCGGACTTAAAGGGCCTCATAAAGGCGGCAATGGCGATGTTGCTCTGGGGCGATCGCGTGCGGATCCTGTCGACTCACAACGGCGCGGACAACGCCTTCAACGAACTCATCCAGGAGATCCGCGCCGAAAAGAGGAAAGGCTCGGTGCATCGCATCACCTTCCGCGAAGCGGTCGAGCAGGGCCTCTTCCGCCGCGTGTGCCTGCGCCGCGGCATCGAGTGGTCGGCCGAGCGCGACGCCGCATGGGTGGCCGACGCCTACGCCTACTATGGCGATGACGCGGCCGAGGAGCTGGACGTCGTCCCCAGCCAGGGCGGCGGCGCGTTCTTGTCGATGGCGCTGATTGAGGCGCGCATGTCGGCCGACACGCCGATCGTGCGCGGCAAGTGGAAGAGCGAGTTCGGGCACCAGCCCGACTATGCGCGCCACGCCGAGGTCGAGGAATGGTGCGAGGAGCACCTGGCGCCGCTCCTCGCCGCGCTCGACCCCGAGCTGCGCCATTCCTTCGGCGAGGACTTCGGCCGCGTGTCGGACCTCACCTCGGTCGACGTGCTCGAGGAGGGCCGCGACCTGGTGAGCCGCGTGAAGATCCACGTGGAACTTTCCAACTGCCCGTTCAGGCAACAGGAGCAGATCCTGTTCTACATCGTCGATCGGCTGCCGCGCTTCAAGTGCGGCGCCCTTGACGCAACCGGCAACGGTGCGGCCCTGGCCGAATACGCGGCCAACCGCTACGGTGCGCTGCGGATCGAGCAGGTGAAGCTGAACGACCAGTTCTACCTGGAGAACATGGCCAAGTTCAAGGCGGCGCTGCAGGACGAAACCCTGCGCGACCTGCCGCGCGATCGCGAGGTCCGCGACGACCTGCGCGCGCTGCGTGTCATCGACGGGATCCCGAAGCTGCCCCGCGCGAAAACGCAGAAGGCGGACGGAGAGAAACTCTCGCGCCACGGTGACGCCGCGATCTCCCTCTTCCTCGCGCATTACGCCAGCCGGCGCGAGACCGTGCCGATGGAGTTCGAGGCGATCGGCCGCATGCGCGAAGCCGCCTCACTCGATGATTACCGGCTGGGCACGCGCGGCAGCCTGGCCGACTTTGTGAGCCGCTGACTCTGTGAGACACCGATGACCGACTTCGTGCAATCCCGCGGCGGCCTGCTCGTTCCGCTGGCCGAGTTCGCCGAGGCGGCCGCCCCGGCGCGGCCGGAGCTGGGCGAGATCGCCTCGATTCAGCGCGACATCAACCGCGTGATGTTCGGCGGGGTGCTGGAGAATCTGGACGACACGCTCAAGACCCGCGGCGGTGGCAAGGGCCTGAAGATCTACGAGGAGCTGGAGAGGGACGCCCACGCCTACGCGGTGCTGCAGAAGCGGCGGCTCGCGGTCACCTCGCGCCCCTGGCAGGTGGATCCAGCCTCCGACGCGCCGCAGGACAAACGCGCCGCGGAGCTGGTGACCGCGCAGTTCAAGGCACTCGGCTTCGATCGGCTCACGCGCAACCTGCTCGATGCCGTCAACAAGGGCTTCGGCGTCGGCGAGGTGCTGTGGGAGATCCGCGGCGCGGAGATCTGGGCCGCCAAGGTGAAGCCGCGCAACCAGCGCCGCTTCGTTTTCGGGGAGGACGAGGCCTTGCGCCTGGTGACGCGCGAGAACCTGATGACGGGCGAAGCGCTGCCCGCGCGCAAGTTCATCGTGCATCGGTTCGGCGACGACACCTCGCCCTATGGCCTGGGCCTGGGGAACAAGCTCTTCTGGCCGGTGTTCTTCAAGCGCCAGGACATCACCTTCTGGCTCACCTTCGCGGACAAGTTCGGCATGCCCACCGCCGTGGGCAAGTACCCCAGCGGCGCGGGCAAACCCGAGCAGGCAAAGCTGCTCGCGGCGCTCGCCGCGATCGCGCAGGACGCGGGCGTGATCGTGCCCGAGGGCATGCTGATTGAGCTCCTCGAGGCCGCGCGCGGCGGCTCGATCGACACCTACGAAAAGCTCGCCCGCTACATGGACGAACAGATCTCCGAGTGCGTGCTCGGCGAATCGCTCTCCACGACGCCGCAGGCCACGGGCCTGGGGAGTGGCGTCGCGAGCGTGCAGAACGAGGTCCGGAAGGAAATCGCCCAGGCCGACGCCGACGAGATCTCCGAGACGCTGAACGAGTCGCTCGTGCGCTGGATCGTCGACTTCAATCTGCCCGGCGCTGGCTACCCCACGGTATGGCGCAGCTTCGAGGAGCCCACGGATCTGCAGATGCGCTCGAGCGTCGACCAGGCGCTGCACGAGATGGGCTACGAGCCCGAATCGATCGAGTACATCAACGAGATCTACGGCGGCAAGTGGAAGAAGAAGGCGGCGAGCGGCTCGCCTGCC